ATGATGGTTGCATCGGTGGTTGCATTTAGGGTTGCAATGGTTGCATTAGGTTGCAACCGGACGCAACCACCCCTCACAATGGTTGCAAATTCACTGTCTACTTGTTTAGTTTAAAAACAAAAATGGGGCTGCCGATACTGTGTGAACGCTTGATCACATAATATCAGCAGCCCCTAAAAATCTATCTTCTACTTCTTAAACTCAACCCGAATATCATCTTTCCCATAGACGGTCACCCTCTCTACCAGCAAACACCAAAGAGCCTCGTCAAATTCTGTAATAACGCCTAAATCCTGCACATTCCGAATAAAAGTTTTCATGCACTGGATCCGCTTGTGTTCCGTAGCGATCTGTGCTATAATAGCATCATAAGCGGACTTAGCTTTTTCATATCGCTCCATCGCAGTTTTGTATTTTTTGTTGTACTCCTTTTGATCTTGTGGGATACGAGCGTTCTCAGCGATCAGCTTCTGAACAATATCCGCCAAGAACAGCATCTCGCTATTTGCGGCATCACGCTTTGATTCCAGTTCTGACATATCAGATGCAAGTGCGATGGACTCCCTGAGATTTCCGATGATCTCGTTCTTGTTGGTGATCATATCATTGAAGGAGCGAATAAACGCTGCGTGAATCGCCTCGGCAGTCAGATTTGGCGTAGAGCATTTACGGGTACCATGATACTTATGCCCACACTGGTAGATCGTTCTGCGGTATTGGTCTGTTGAGTGCCAGACCTTTGGTCTGTAGGAACTTCCGCACTCACCGCAGATGAGTTTTGATGCAAGAATATCCACACCGCTGTATCGGCTTTTCGTGCCTTGCCGCCTTTCCATTTCAGTCTGCACCGCATCGAAAATCTCCGACGTGATGATCGCTGGGTGGCTGTTTTCCACATAATATTGCGGAATCTGCCCCTCATTCTTCTTCGTTTTCTTGGTGAGATAATCGGGCGTGAAGGTCTTTTGAAGGAGTGCGTCACCTTTGTACTTCTCATTCGTCAGAATGCTCTTTACAGTTGATGCAGTCCATTTCACCTTGCCGCCGGGAGTAGGGATATGGCGTGCAGTCAGCTCTTTGCCGATGCCGTGCGGCGTAAAACCAGAGAGAAACAGACGATAGATTTCTCTTACAACTTCCGCTTCCTTTTCATTGACGATCAATTCACCGTGCTCGCCCCTGTCGTAGCCGAGGAAGCGACCAAACGGGACGGACACCTTACCATCAGCCATGCGCCGTCTGTGTCCCCATGTCACATTTTCTGAAATGGAACGGGATTCTTCTTGGCTGATACTTGATAATATACTAAGCATCAGCTCACATTTTGAATCAAATGTCCAGATGTTCTCCTTCTCGAAGTAGCACTCCACATTATGCTCCTTCAGCTTGCGGATGGTTGATAAGGAATCCACAGTGTTGCGGGCAAAGCGTGATACGGATTTTGTGATGATAAGGTTGATACCGCCATTCAACGCTTCTTCAATCATCGCCTGAAAGCCCTGTCTGCCCTTGATGCTGCATCCGGAAATGCCTTCGTCTGCAAATATTCCAGCAAACTCCCAGTCGGTGCGGCTTTTGATATATTCGGTATAATATGATACTTGTGCATCATAGGAACTTTGCTGTTCCTCGTGGTCAGTAGACACACGGGCATAGGCTGCAACCTTGCGCTTGACAGTAGCAGTCAGCGGCAGATCGGTAAACCGGCTGAGCCTCGGCGGAATTGTGGTTACGATTTTTTCTATAGCTTGTGCCATATCTTTTCACTCCCGTCTTTGTAAATGAATTTCAAAGCATCGTCCAAGACAATGATCTGGTCAATGCTTCTGTTGAACATCTCATCATCAAAATCCGATGTTCCGAGGATGTGGCTTGTAATCACTCTGAGCTGATAATCGGTATAGTTCACATTATCGCAGATGTGCTTCTGCTTGCCGTAGCATTTCCAGTAGCACCAGCGGTTCTTTCCATTCGACCTGTGGTAGACCGTTCCGCATTTTCCGCAGATAACTCTGCCGAGGAAAACGTCTGTTACAGTATGCGGATGCTTGGCTGGATGCAAGTGCAGGTTGTTCCAAACTCTGCACTCTCCGTTTTTCAGTGTGAAATGAATATTACCTGACACATCCACAGACATTGCTTTGATTCTGTTCTCATAATCTGCGCCAACTGTAACCCTGCATATCTTGATAAGTTCATCTTCAGCAAAGTTGTCGCTCTCACAAGTGCGCCCCGTTTCCTTTTTACTCCGGCAAATCCAATGCACATAGGTGCGTCCGCACTGCTTGGCTTTCTTGCGTGTATAGGTGTTTCCGCAGCATTCGCATTTTATCAGACCTGTGAAATAATAGGTCGGGTTCATCATTGCATTGCGTCGTTTCAGTTCTTCCTGCACCAATGCGTAGGTCTCCCTGTCAATGATCGCTTCATGAGCATTGCTGTACAGATACTGCGGCAGTTCACCGTTATTGCGTACTTTCACTTTGCTGATTGGATCGGGCGTGAAAGACTTCTGCCGAAGGATATCCCCGGCATAGACCTCGTTGACAATGTGATTCCGCACGGAGCCTTCCTGAAAATTGTTCCCCTGAATCGTATGAATCCCTGCGGCAGTCAGTTTGTCTGCTATCTGCTGATAAGAATAGCCCTCTAAAAATAATTTGAACATATAGCGGACGGACTCTGCTTCTTCGGGGATAATCACATACCGCTGCAACTGTTCGTCATATTGGTAGCCGAGAATGTGCTTGTTCGCTGTACCGATCGTTCCTTTCTGAAAGCGTTTCCGGATGCCCCATTTGCAGTTATCGGAAATGGAGCGTGATTCCTGTTCAGCGAAACTTGCCAGAAGCGTTATCATCACTTCTCCCTCCGCTGACAGCGTGTGGACGCCCTCTTTTTCAAAACGGATCTCAATGCCCAGCTCTTTCAGATGCCGCACAATATTCAGCAGATCCACGGTGTTGCGGGCAAGGCGGCTGATGCTCTTGCAGAGAATAATGTTGATGAGTCCTTTTTCGCAGTCTGATAAAAGCCGCTGCAATTCCGGTCTGTTATCCATGTTCGTACCGCTGATGAAGCTGTCCGCGTACACGCCTGCATATTCCCATTCAGGATTTTTCTGGATCAGGTCGCTGTAGTAGCTTACCTGTGCTGAAAGCGAGTGCATCAGGCGTTCTGTTTCCTTTGACACACGGGCATAAGCAGCGACTTTCAGGCGCGGCTTTATCAGTGGTACTACCGGCTCGATTTTTGTGATGATTGGGGCGGTTTCCGGCGATTTTTCGGTCATTTGACACTCCTCCTTTCAGCTACCATGTTACCGTCTTATCAGGGATTAGTCAACGATTTTCTGCGGTATATCGGTAAATATTACGCCGATTTTAGGCTGGTATTTTGCCTTCATCTTTGTATCAATTACGCTGTATTCCTCTGCGGTCAGGAGTCCACATTCAAGCATTTTTTGAAACAGCTTCATCGTCACAAGATAGGTCAGTTCGTTCTGATTCATATGATACACCTCCGTAGCGGTGAGTAATATAACAAGCGTGTGAGCAGTATTTTCGCTTGTGTCCCCGATAATCAGAGAATTCCTTTCCGCAAGCAGGACAGCGTTTCTGAATGATAGCAGTGTGATTCATAAGATTCGGATGTTCACGCCAGTAGAGACGCTGACATTCAGAAGAACAGAAGGTTTTCTGCCGATGCCCCGGTGTGTTGACGAGATGCTGTCCACAGCGTTTACAGCAGCCCGACGGTATTTCTGGCATATCATGGGGAACATCAGGGGCAGGTGCTTTACTTGACGGATTTCGGCTGAAATATGATTTTATTGTACCGATCGGCAAGGATAAGGCATCCGCGATATCTGCATAAGTGCTTCCGTTTTCACGCATTTCAGCGATCTGTTGTTTCTGTAAATCTGTCATCGCATACCTCCTTACAGATGATAAGGGGTTACTGTATATGAAAAAAGAAGGGCAGAGAATCATCCCTGCCCCTCATACGGATCACGCTTTCACGAGCGTACCTTTGTAGGTGTCCTTGCCGATGGTGACAGTCACAGCGGCGGTGGTATCTGCGGTCGGCTCATCAGGAACAGGCGTGGGATTTGCCTTGCCCCACCCGTTCAGTCCCTTGCCCTTGATAATGGTCGGGAAATCCTTGTAGCAGATATCCAGATCGACATTTCCGTTGATACCGTCAACCTTGCCCTTCTCGGAATACTGCCAGATGCCGTATGCGCCGCTGTAATTGGTCTTGTCCACCCAGTGCGCCAGCCAGATCGTGTAGCGGGACTTGATGTCATCGGCAGTGTGCGTTGTGAGCGAGGATGCCGAGCCGTACAGTCCGGTAAAGTAGCCTGCGGATTCAACTCTTTCGAGGAAGGCTCTCATAATCGCAGAGACCTTCTCTTTGCCAAGGTCGAACTGCTTTTTCTCTTCCAGATCGAAGTACACAGGCATCTCGAACTGCTTTCCCTTGATGACCTTGAGAAACACATCTGCTTCCAGTCTTGCCTCGTCCTCGTCCATCGCATAGGAGTACCAGTACGCACCGACCGGAATACCTGCCGCCTTTGCACCGGCGTAATTCTGCTCGAACTTCTCGTCCTTCTGCTTTTCGAGTCTGCCGAAGCCTGCACGCAGGATAGCGAAATCAATGCCGTCCGCTTTGACCTTCCCCCAGTCAATATTTCCGTTGTGAACGCTCACATCAATACCCTTCATATCCTCACCCCCGAAGTACTTGTAGAAATCATCGGTCACAGTGCTGTTGCCATGCACTTCATCGCCGTACCACTTTCCGTTGGGACGCACATCGACGTGCGTGTACTGGTAAGCGGCGGTAATATTTGCAATGCCCCTGAAACCGATATCCTGCGCCTTGCAGCAGACCACCTTGGAGGAAATCGGCTGACCGTCCTGACCGTAACAGCAGATATCTGCTGCATTACCGAGTGTATGCTGACCTGTGCCGGAACCGCCCACAGACTTATCATGTGCTGCACAGCGATAACCACTTGTCACGATGATCTTGGAACAGTTGAGGGCTGCGTAGAGCTGTTCGAGCTTTTGTACCAGTTCATCAGAGATACTGAATTCATGCTCTTTGCCGCACTTACAGCGGAACTCTTTTGCGTTAAAATGCGGGGAAAGCTGTGTGGTATCCGAGTATTCATATTTCTTGTTCATTTTCTTTTCCTTTCTGCGTAAAATCGCTGATTACGGATTGACAAAAACGGTATACTAATGCTATAATTAGAAAAAACACGGAGGTGCATGAACAATGCCAAGAAAACCTGCAAGCCCAAAAACCGAAACTGCAAAGAAAACAACACGCAAGAAAAAAGCCACTGTCGAAGCAGTCGCTGAGACCACTCCGATTACAGCAGCCGAAGTTGTAGAATCTGTTGCAGAAACAGCAGCCGTTGATGCACCTGCTGTCAAAGCACCTGCCAAGAAGCGCGGCAGAAAGCCTGCGGCAATGAAAGCCGAAGCTGTCGCTGAAAAAGCTCCGGTTATCGCAGAGCCGACCGCTGAAACTGTCACCGAAGTCATTGTTGCTGAAACACCTGTAAAGAAAACACGCAAACCCAGAGCAAAAAAGGCAGACAAGAAGGCAGAGCCGGTTCTTATCACCACGCTTCAGATCGGGGATTGACATCAGCGATATCGCAGTTAAGGCATATAAGGCATACAAGTCCACGCATAAGCGGAAGGCTGTAACCGAATTCCGTGTTTATGTCAAGCCCGAAGAGGGAGTGGCATACTTCACTGTCAACAGTGAAGGTTCACCTGATTTCAAGATCAATCTATAATACACCATCTCCTTTGTAATGCAGTCGAGTTATCGGCTGCATTACTTTTTATTACCTTCCTCCATATCATCGATCATTTCCTGAATCTCGTCATCAATATGCGATGCTCGTTTCTGAAGAACCTCGATAGCCTTCTTGATTGCAGGCGGATACGGAATGCCCATGAGACTGGTGTTCTCAATGATTGAAAGCAGCTCGTTCACGCAGAAGCCGATACACGTCGCATCACGAATGTAGGTCGTACCGATCAGAATATCCATTCGGACAGCGACTACAACCATGAGCAGGATGCAGAATTTCTTTGCAAGACCTACCCAGCCGGCTTTCGAGCTGAGTCTGCCGGTCTTGCTATGCTTGGATTTGCCCATTGATGCGGCGATCAGACCTGTGGTGAAGTCAATTGCCATGAACAGAACAAGCGTGATGAGAGCCGAATCCCAACCTCCGAGCAGTGCCGCAAAAAAGCCGCCGATGATTCCGGCGGCAGTACAGATATTTTCTTTCATTCAATCATCCTTTCAAATTGTCACATCCACTACTTTCACAGAACGGATCATCGGACTTGTGTTGTCCGTAACCGCCTTCCATGCAAGATAGTAGTCGCCGGTGTTGATACCGCTGCATTCGTGTAGCACATTGATATAATTGCCCACAGAGCCAAGCCATCCAAACGGCACGGTGACTGCCGTGTTGTTCTGGATAGATTCGTAGATATATCTTGCGGTATCTGCCGGGGAAAGCGTTTCATTACTTCTTGGCACGAGCCACATCTCACCGATATCCGTTGCTCCTGACTTATAACTCAGCATGATCTTGTTGGAAGAACTGATGTGAACAGGTTCCACACACATCGTATAAATGGTCTGCCCCCAGTTGAAGTCCGGCTGATTGTAGTAGATCGCATAGCCGTTTTCTTCGCAGCAGAAATTCAGATAAGAATCTGCAAAACCAGACAGGGAACGATAACCGTCATTGTAGAAGGTGTAGATTTTCTCACCGTAATCATGGAGCGTATCGATAGAAGCCCTGAACAGTGTGACATCCGGCTTTGTCTGCGGAATTTGCAGCACCTTCGGCACGAGGGTATTCAGCTTTTCAGTCTCCGATGCCTGCACGCCCATAGTCACAAGATTTCGGGCAAGCCGATCCCTCTGCTCATCGAGAGCTGTCAGATAATTTGCAATGCTCATTCAGTTCACCTCCACGATAGCCGCCAGTGCATCCTCCACACCGGCGAGTGCAGTTTCAAGTGCATCGAGTCTCGTATAAATGTCTGTGATAGAGGTCTTTGCGCCCTGCATATCATAGAGGATTTCCGTCTTAAAACGCTCAAATACGCCTTCGTTGACACCCACACGCTCATTCAGGTTCATGGCGGCAGTGTATGCCTCGTTCCATCGGCTGACATGGGATTCGGTGATGCTGTTCAGCGTTGTAAGGTTGTGATGCCAGTGTGCCTGACCGACCACTGTTGAGATAGAGCCCATGTCATCCAGCATTTCCTGTGTGATATTATCCAGCACTGCTTTGTTGGAATGGGAATGCGCCTGCGCCGAAACCTCGCTCAGTCCTGTGGATAGCCCATGCAGCGCATTGGCAGTTGAAGCCTGAAATGCGGTCAGGTCACGGATATACTGCTCTGTGATGCTGTCAAGCACATCCTTGTTTTCATGTGTGTGCGCCGTATTGGAAAAGTTGTTGACGGATTCAAAGAGCGTGTGGATCTGCTCTCTCGTCCAGTCCTCAAAAGGCTGCCACTCGGCGATTGCATCAACCATTGCCTCAGTGATGCGGTCAAGCACTTCCTGATTATTATGACGATGCTTGTACTGCTGCAAATTGAGGATTTCCTCGTTGACCGTCTGAATGTCATAGATCGTGCTGTCCTCGAACTGCTGCAAACCCTGCAAATCTTCCAACAGAGCCGCAGTCAGGCTGTCAAGGACATCCTTGTTGGCGTGCGTATGCGCATCTTCAGCGACAGGTGCAATCTCACGCTCGATAATGGTTGTGACCTCAGTTGTCTTCGGATATTCGGACATATCCGGCGTGATGCCGTCCTTGCCCTTCAGACTTTCGAGCCATTCTTCCTCTGTACCAACATACCCATGCTCCACAGCGATCTCATACGCAGATTTGCCGTCAAGCCCGTGTTCTGCGTCCTCGATGCGTTTGAGAAGCTGTGTATACAGATCCGGTGTCGGCGGAATGGGCGGTTCTTCACCCTCAAAGCCGGATTCACGGATATTCAGTGTGACCGGAACTGTTGTCGCTCTCACAGTCGTATCCGATGCGGTATCATAGCCGTAGACGCCCATTTTCACCGCACCCACATGAAGCTCCGCAGGCAGATAACAGCTTGTACCGTCCACACCGAGGACAACGGAATAAACCTCATCGCACTGCGAGAACTGCACGACCTTGTGAAAACGCTTCCAGTCGCCATCAAAGGTGAACTTGAACTGCACATACTGGATCTGGTGATCTGCAAGCACCTCACGCTCAAGGATCTCAATGCTCTGGTTTTTCACAAGAAATTTCCACATTATTCACGCACCTCCGTCCATTCTCTGGTTTCTGTATCAAACTGCATATATCCATCCAGACAGATGACCTTTTCAAGTGTGCCATCAAGCTGACCGCCTCTGCCGTCCCAGTTGCCGCCCTTTACAACAGCAGCCCATTCATCAAGGCTTCCCTCATAGGTAAGCTGGGTAAGGCTGTTGCAGTAGTTGATCCAGTGAGAGCCGATTTTTGTTACATTATGACTGAGTGTAACATTTGACAAGTTGTGGCACATTACAAAGCAGAATCCCGGCACTTCTGAGCATTCAACTCTTGCGGTTGTCAAAGTATCACTGCCATCAAAGATATAGGTGCCAAGCGTAGTGAGTGTTGCAGGCATAATGATGGAGGTAAGGGTCTGATCCACAAACGCTTTCTCGCCGATTGTTGTGATTGATGGTGGAATTGTCAGAGATGTCAGACCGCCCTGCGTGTACATGAAGAATGCACGAGCCTTGATGGTTGTTATAGTAGACGGGAAGGTGACTGTAGCCATGTTGTAGCATCGCTCAAATACACTGGTTCCAATCGTTGTGATACCCTCACCAATAACAAGGGAACGGATGTCCATTCTCTCCCAGAACGGCGAGTCTCCGATCTCATAATCATAAGTTGCACCGGAGCCGTGCAGCAGTAGCTTTCCATTTTCGTAGAGGACATAATGGATATTCTCACCGCAAGTGCCGATCTCCACGATACCGCCAATAATATCATCGACCTCGGTCTGCAAGGTTTCAACCTGTGTAGTTAAAGCCTGAACAGTCTCGTTATACTCCTGCATATCTGCCTCGATCTGTGCAAGCTGAGCCAGCATATCCGTGACTTTGCATTTGCCGAGAATACAGCGGCAGTATCCGCATACATTTCTGTCCTCTCGATAATCCCACCAGTCACGCTCTGTCAACGATGTTGCACCCGGATTCAGACGCACAGCGTACATGAGCAGTCTCACATGATCGGCATCCTGCGGAATGGTTGGAAGCTGCGGACTCTCTGCCGGAGTGCCGGGAAAGAGCTTCAGCGTGACGCTGCGGACGGATTCAGTAGTGTCAAGATAGATCGCAATTCCGATATAGCGCGGAAGCGATTCATCCTGATATTCCGACAGATCAATGCTGTATCGGGCATCATTGATGAAATAGTGTCCGTTGATCCATGCTTTGCCGGTACCCAGAAGTACACCGAGACCGCTGGACGCAGCCGTAAGCTTGAAATTCTGCCCATAGGTGTCAAGAATACCGTTGCAGATGATAGATGACAGATATGAGGTGAAGTCCTCCGCTGTATAGGTGCGGTCAAGCCCCTTTGAATTGAAAAAACCGCTGTAAAAAGCCATAAGTTATCCCTCCTTGAAAGTGGGCGTAAGACTGCGCCCGTTCTGGTCAAAGCCTTCGATCATGCCGATGATCTGTATTTTCGGCTGAATCATGCCGAACCGCTTATGCTCCACAGTCACATAGTCACCGACATAATAATCACGGTTGTAGACATACTGCGAGTTGTTCGCAGCGATCTCTGATTCCGAGGCTGTTTTCGGATCGACCAGCTTTTCCGAACCTCGTGTTTTCAGCAGGTCGATATATTTCTCCTCTGGAATCGGCACAGTTTCGCCCTCGACCTGCTCTGTTTCAGAAATATCGTCTGCGTCCACATACAACTCGTAGCGGTCAAGATAGGTCGGCTCTGTGTCATTGAAATATGTGGTACGCTTTCGCTCCTCTCCCTTACCCTGACCGAAGATATATGCGAAGTTACGCTGCACGGAGGCATCGGCAGCGTAGCTGAAGGACAGCAAATTGCTGTATGCGTCCGAAAAGACGATATGGGGATTGTCATCCTGCATCAGACTTTTGTCCTCTCCCTGTGCAAGATCAAACACCATACGGTACTGTTCGCCGGAATCTTTTACAAGACGGATATTCGCTGTGCCGCCGATCTTCTCGCAGATGGTATACACCCATTCCATCAGATTGTCATAGGAAATTTGCAGCGTTGTAGTCTGTTCCCAGCAAGCTCCGGATATAGTGCCGAGGGATAAGCCAGGAATCTTCCGGCTGTCATTCAGCAATGTGTTTTGTGTTACAACCTCACGGATAATCTCCGAATATGCCTTTTCTGCGGTCACATTGTAGGTCGGATGAATGATCCTGCGCTCCAGCAAGCACATGAGGAATCTGCCTTTGACCGTCAGATAGTCGCCGTTCTCGACATCTGTGTTTATCATCACAGATTCGATGATACCAAAATGCTGACTGTCATCATCTCTGCCGACAATGCGTCCCGGCTGGAAGATGTCCACATTCTGCGGATTGGCAGCGATATACACCTCAAAGGTGCCACATTTGTAGTATTCGATATCCCACAGCAGACTTGAAAATGTGTCGCAGATTGCTTCAAGCGTGATCGTGAGACTGTCCTCCGCAGCGTTCATTTTATAAACTTCTATCTGCAATATTACACCCCCAGATACGCATTGGTGTGGATAATCTTCACCCTCAGTTTTGTTAGCCCGGTACCGCGCAGATAAAAGCGGTTCTTGCCTTCACGCAGTGTCAGCCATGTCGAGCCGGAAACAAGCCGATTGATGATGTTGGTCTTGACACCGCCCCTGTCAAGCGTCACAGTCTTATTACCCGTCTTTGTTGTGATTGTCACAATATCTCCTGCAAGCAGGTCGCCTGTGATCTGCAAATATTCGTCGGTATCGGCATTGTACAGCGTAGGAGAACGGACATCTTCGAGGGCTTCAATTTCGAGCGTGAAGCCTGTCTCATCGCCGTCATTGATGATCTCCATGATGTTCTGTGTGTTGAATTTGCCCAGTACAAACGGCTCCGGATTGCTCTCGGTCGGGAATGGAAATGTGAAAGCGCCGGTGATCTGGCTGTAATACGCCATGACGGATTCCGTGGAGTACCAGTAGATATCTGGACAGAGAATAGAGATTTGCCCCGTGACAATCTGCTCGAAGTTGCTGACCTCGCAAGTCTCCACATAGCCCTCGGTGAAAACATCTATGCCTGCGGTTTTGTAGTAGACCTTGACATATCTGCTTGGTTTCACCACCTTATATAGCTGATGCCTTCGGGCTTCTACGCCTACGCCACGCATCTCAAAGTGAATAACCACATTTCTCTTTTCTATGAAGGCATTATTCAGGTAGCTGCCGTCCATGCCAGCGTAGGAGGAGGTGCTGATCGTTCCGGGCGGCGGAGAAAGTTCCTCGATCTTTGAGGTCATATATTGATTTGCTGTAGCCGTCATGTCGATTTGGTCA